ACCCTGCGAACCCTGCTGTTATTACCGGCAAGGCATGGGGGCAATTCGATTACTCCTATGTCCCGAGACAGGACAGGCTTCAACTGCTCCGGAGATTTACTGGCGGATCAGTAGAGAAGTGCAGCCAGATTCATTAAACCTAATCCCCTCTGCACGAACACAAGGCCCGCCCCGAGCGGGCCTTTTCTTTCCCGCTGCTGAAATTCTCACCCTGAAAATTTCAGCGCTGCCTGCGGAACATCGCGTCATGGAGGCCACCATGACCATTCCCGCTACCGAAACCCGCAAGCTGCCGCAGGCCGGCGACCGTTGCGAGCGTGCCGCGCTGTTTCAGCGCGAATCGATCGACGAATCGGCGCGCACCTGCGAGCTTGCTTTCAGCTCCGAGGCGCCCTATGAGCGCTGGTGGGGCGTCGAGATTCTGGATCACACCGCTGCGTCGGTGGATCTCACCCGCCTGAAATCCGGCGGGCCGCTGCTTTGCGACCACGATGTCCGCGACCAGGTCGGGGTGATCGAATCAGTGCGCATCGACGCCGACCGGGTAGGTCGTGCCGTCGTCCGCTTCGGGAGAAGCGCGCGTGCCGAGGAAATCTTCCGCGACGTTGTCGATGGCATCCGCAAGAACGTCTCGGTCGGCTACTCGATCGACGACCTGGTGCTCGAAGCCAAGTCCGGCGACGAGGAAACCTACCGCGTTACCCGCTGGACCCCCTACGAAATCTCGCTTGTCAGCGTCCCGGCCGACTTCACCGTCGGCGTCGGCCGCCAGCATGCGCCCGCACCTTCCCAGGAGAAACCCAAAATGACCGACATCGTCGAAACCATCGACGCCGGCAAGATCGCCGGCGACGCCCGCAAGGCCGAACAGGAGCGCGCTGGCGCCATCCTCGCCATCGGCAAGCAGTTCAACCTGGCCGACATGGCCGACGCCGCTGTCCGCTCCGGCAAGCCGCTGGACGAGTTCCGCGCCGACGTGATGACGCACCTGTCGTCGAAGCCGCTGCCGACCCCGGCCGCGCAGATCGACATGACGAAGGGCGAAGTGCAGCGCTACTCGGTGCTCAAGGCCGTGCGCGCCATGGTCGACCGCGACTGGTCGCAGGCCGGCTTCGAGCGCGAAGTCCATCAGGCGATCTGCAAGCGCGCCGGCGTTTCGGAAGCGCCGAACGGCGGCTTCTACCTGCCGTACGAAGTGCAGAAGCGTGACCTCACGGCCGGCACCCCGTCCGCGGGCGGCTACCTGGTCGCCACCGACAACCTCGGCGGCTCGTTCATCGATCTGCTGCGCAACCGCACGCTGCTGGCCCGCCTCGGCGCCACCATGCTCACCGGCCTGCAGGGCAACGTCACGATTCCGAAGCTGACCGCAGGCGGCACCGCCTACTGGCTGACGAACGAAGCCACGGCCATCACCGAGTCGAGCCAGACCCTCGGCCAGCTCGCCCTGTCGCCGAAGAACGTCGGCGCCTACACCGAAGTCTCCCGCCAGCTGATGATGCAATCGTCGCCCGCGGCCGACGCCATGATCATGAACGATCTGGCCAAGGTGCTCGGCGTCGCCATCGACCTGGCCGGCTTCGAGGGTTCCGGCGCTTCGGGCCAGCCCACCGGCATCAGCGCCACGGCCGGCATCGGTTCCGTCACCGGCACCACCATCGCCTACTCGGGCATCGTCGAGTTCCAGACCGATGTGGCCGGCAGCAATGCCCTGGCCTCGAACTGCGCCTACGTCACCACGCCGTCCGTCGCCGCCCTGCTGAAGCAGCGCGTCAAGGTCGCCTCGACCTGGTCGCCGATCTGGGAAGGCAACATCCTCGACGGAAACGTCGATGGCTTCAAGGCCGCCTCGACGCTGCAGCTCACCGCTGCCTCGATGATCTTCGGCGACTTCTCGCAGGTCGTGATCGGCGAGTGGGGCATGCTCGAGCTGGCGCTCAACCCGTACGCCAACTTCGCGGCAGCGATCAGCGGCATCCGCGCGATCCAGACCGTGGATGTGGGTGTCCGCTACGCCGGCGCCTTCAGCCGCGCGACCTCGATCACCTGATGAGGACGGCCGGGGGAAACCCCGGCCATTCCCGACATGAAGATCGAAGTCACCCGCCCCTTCTGCATCGACGGCAACCGCAAGGAAGCCGGCGAGCAGTTCGACGTCGACAAGTTCCTCGGTGCCGAGCTGATCCACAACGGCAAGGCCGTCAAAGTGGTGGAAGCCCCGGCCGAGGAAGTTCCTGTCGCCCCGAAGAAGCGCAAGGCCGCCGAATCGTGATCGATACCGCCGCCGACCTCCCGGTGTTCCTCTCGTCAGGCGACTTCGGCGTGGCTGCCACCCTCGGCGCCACGTCGCTCGTCGGCCTGCTTGACGAAACCCCGGCCATCGCCTTCGGCGAGATCGTCGGCGGAAACGACCCGCGCTTCATCGTCCGCGCCAGTGATCTGCCGGCCGACCCCCGCGTCGTGCAGCTCACCGTCGGCGCCCGCGTGTTCAACGTGCGCGACTGGAGCACCGACGGCACCGGCCTGGCGACCCTGCAGCTGGAGGCCGCGTAGCCATGAGCCACGTGCGCCGCCAGATCCGCGAAGCCGCCGCCGCCGCCCTCACCGGGCTGGCGACGACGGGTTCCCGCGTTTTCCAGTCGCGCATCCATACGCTGCGCGACCCGGATCTGCCCTGCCTGCTGATCAGCACCGACGACGAGCAGATCGACGCCGAGAACGCGGTCATGGGCGGCGAGCTGACACGCGAGCTGACACTGACCGTGCGCGGCGTCGCCAAGGCCACCGCCAACCTGGACGACACGCTCGACGGCATCGCCGAAGAGATCGAGCCGGTGCTCAACGGCGCCACGCTCGGCAACCTCGTCAAGCGCTGCACGCTGGAGCGCATCGGCGTCGAGATGGACGACACGCTGGAAAAGCCCGCGGGCGTCATCACGCTTACCTACCGAACCCTCTATTTCACATCGCCGGCCGCGCCCGGCACGGCCTTGTAAAGGAGCAACACCATGGCAGTCAACATCTGGTCCAACGTGCAGATCGCGGTGCAATCCGCGCTCGGCGCCAACAAAACCATCACCGGCATCACCAAGGCCTCGCCGGCCGTGGTGACCAGCACCGCGCACGGCCTCTCGAACGGCGCCTACGTCACGCTGACCGTGCAGGGCATGTGGCAGCTCGACCAGGTCGTGGCCCGCATCGCCAACGTGGCCGCCAACACCTTCGAGCTGGAAGGCATCGACGCCACCAGCTACGACACCTTTACCAGCGGCACCGCGAACGAAGTCACCTTCGGCACCACGCTGTCGTCGGTGTCCGACATCAACGTCAGCGGCGGCGATTTCCAGATGATCGACGTCACCACGATCCACGACAACGTCAAGAAGGAAGTGCCGGGCTCGGCCTCGCCGGTCTCGATCTCGATGACGGCGAACTGGGACCCGTCCGACGCCGGCCTCGTGGCCCTGAAGGCCGCCTCCGATGCCCGCGCCCAGCGCGCCATCCGCTTCACCTTCAGCGATTCCAAGAAGTGGGTGTTTAACGGCTACATCGGCTGCACGCTGTCGCCCACCGGCCAGGCGCAGAACAAGGTCAGCACGCCGCTGACCATCACCGCCTACGGCAAGCCGCGCGCTTACACCTCCTGATCATGGCGCTTCTTAAAAAAGCCAACGTCACCGCGCCGGTTCTCCCCAAGGAAACCGTGCCGGTGGCTGCCCTGGGCGGCGAGGTTGTCGTGCGCGGCCTGCTGCTTTCCGAGCGCCTGGCGCTGTTCGCTGGCATCCGCGAAGACGGCAAGGCATTCGCCCACCTGCCCAGCATGCTGGCCGCCACGGTGCAGGACGCCGACGGCCTGCCGCTGTTCAACGAGCAGGAGTGGGAAGCCTTCGGCGCCAAGCACTTTCAGGAGGCACTGGCGCTGTTCGCCGTCGCCCGCAGGCTCTCCGGCCTCGATGCGGAGGTCGCCGAAAAAAACTAGCCGCGCCGGAACTACGGTTCCGGCTGCTGCTGGCCCGGACGCTCGGGCGAACCTTGCAGGAACTGGCGGAAAGCATGACCGCCGAGGAATACGGCCTGTGGTGCGCCGAATACCGGCGCAGCCCATGGGGCGAAGTGCGAAGTGATACCGGCTTCGGCATCGTGGCGGCTACGGTCGCCAACGTGAACCGGGGCCAGAAAACAAAGCCGTACAAGGCCACCGATTTCATGCCCTGGCACGAATCGGCAGCCACCGAAGAAGCCGAACCCGAAGAAGACGAGCGCGACAAAATTTTCAGGATGATGAACGGTGGCTGATAACAAAACACAGATCGTCATCACCGCCAAGGATGAAACCCGCGCGGCCATCCAGTCGGCGCAGAATGGCCTGCAGCAGCTTTCCGATGCGGCCAGCAAGGTCGGCTTCGGCGGCTTTGCCGGCGGCATCGCCGCCCTGGCCGGCGGTGCCGCGCTCACCAACCTGGTCACCGGCACCATCGCCTGGGCGGCGGCCATGGATGACCTGGCCGAAACGACCGGCGCCAGCGTTGAAAACCTCGCCGGGCTGGCCAAGGTTGCCCAGGTGTCCGGCGTCGAAATCGCCACCGTCGAGCAGGGGCTGATCCGGCTGTCGAAAGCGCTGTCAGGCGCCGATGACGAAGCCAAGGGCGCCGGCCGTGCGCTGGAAGCGCTGGCCCTCGACCCTGAAAAACTCCGCGCGATGGATAGCGCCGATGCGCTCAAGGCCGTGGCCGATGCCATGGCGCAGTTTGGCGACGGCGCCGGCAAGACCGCACTGGCGCTCGATCTGTTCGGCAAATCCGGCGCCCAGCTGCTGCCCTACCTGAAAGACCTGGCCGAAGCGCAAAGCCTGGCCGGATCGCTTACGACCGAACAGGCCGCAGCCGCCGAGCAGCTCGAAAAGGCGTGGCGCAAGATGTCGACCGAGGGCGGCAGCGTGGCCAAGGGGCTGGTGCTTGACCTGATGCCGGCCTTCGGCTTCGTGATCGACACGGTGCAGGGCGCCAAGATCGCCATTGCGCAGTTTGGCAGCTCGCTGGCGGTGGTCGCAAAGGACATCCAGACCGCCGTGCAGGTGGTTGGCGTGGTTACCGGCGCCATTCCAGGTGGCCGGGAAAAAATCAACGAGCTGATGGCCGACCGTTCGCGCTTCATGGAAGCCGCCAACGAGGACATGGAAAAGCGCCTCGGCACCTACAAGTCGGTGCGCGCCGAAATCGAAAAGACACTGGCCGGCGGCAATGCCAGCCTGCCAAAGATCGACTACAAGTCGCGCGACCAGAAGGAAGAGAAGG